CTTCTTCTTATGGTGATTTCACTATGGGTGAAGTTATAAAAGGTCAAACTTCTAAAGCAACTTCTGTTATTTTAGCTGAAGAAAATGGTGACGGTAAATTTATTATCAATGTACAAGACAAGTTTATAAAAGGTGAAGTTGTTGTAGGACAATCTTCTGGTGCTTCTGGTACTATTGGAGATTATAGACCTAATCCTGTTCAAAACATACAAGACTTATTAAATTTTAGAGATCCCGACAAAGTTATTCAACACTTCTTAACTCAATTTAGAAATGAGTTTATGAAAACAATACCTGAAGATTTAGCAGATGGTGTTGACAAAAGAAACTTAATTAAAAATATTAAATCACTTTATAGAACAAAAGGTACTGCAAAAGGACACGAAGTATTTTTTAGATTGTTGTTTGGTTTAAAATCAGAAACATTTTATCCTAGAGAACAAATGCTTAGAGTATCAGATGGTGAGTTTACTTTTAATAGAGTATTAAGATGTTTAAATCCTATAGGTGATACTGGTAAATTAATCGGTAGAAAAATTACTGGTACAACTTCTAATGCAACTGCAATTGTAGAAAACATATCTCGTTTCCAAGTAGGGTCTGATTTAATTTCTGAATTTTTATTAAATGAAGAAAGTATTACAGGTACTTTTGCTGTAGGTGAAACTATACAAGGTACTGCTAGTGATACAGACGACTTGTTTATTAAAACAACTATTACAGGTATACCTGGAACATTTACAATTCAAAATGACGGTGCATTATTTAAACAAAACGATAATGTTAATTTAGATGGTGGTGGCGGTGGTGCAATCTGTCAAGTATCAGAAATAGGACAAGGACCTATTACAAATTTCTATATCAATGCGGCTGGTACAGGTTATCAAATAGGTGACCAACTTACTTTTGATAATCAAAATACAGATGGCGCTGGTGCAATAGCAGAAGTTGCTGTTGTTAATGGTGCAATTGCAGGAGAAACAGGAAGTGGTTATGACCATATTGTTTATGAAACTGCAACAAGTAGAAATGATATTAACCCAGGCGATAAAATAGTTTTAGAAGAAGGTATCGGAGATATTACAGATATCAGATTGATTAAAGGTGGTAATGGTTATAGCACAACACCTAATGTAACGGTTACAAGTTCAACTGGTATAAATGCTGATATATTTGCATATGGTGATGAAATTGGAAAATTACTTGGTATTAAAGTTATCGAAGCAGGTTCTAAGCACGAGCAAGCTGTTTCGCCACCTGTTGTAAAACTTCCTCAATCAATTATTATTTTACAGGCTAGTGGTGACTATGCTGTAAATGAAACCGTTACAGGTGGTACTTCAGGTAATACAGGTACCGTTATTAGTTGGGATAGTGGTAGAGGTTTATTGAGATTAAAAAATGTAACTGGTGCTTTTGTAGGACACGAAGTAATGACAGGTTCATTATCTACTACAAATGGTTTAATGGCAAAATCAGACACAGCGACTGCAACGGTTGATGTTGTTGCCGTATCTGCTTCTGAAGGTAGATATGTTTCAGAAGATGGTCATTTATCAGAAACAACAATGAAGATACAAGATAGTTTATACTATCAGGACTTCTCTTATGTAATTAAAGTAGGTCGTACAATTGATGAGTGGAGAGATAGTTTCAAAAAGACAATGCACCCTGCTGGTTTCTATTTTACAGGACAAGTTAATATTGAAAGTCAATTAAATGTAAGAAATAGAATGCCTATTATTGGTAGAGTTACTGGTATTGAGGCAAGTCCATTTATATCTGTATTGAATACATTGTTTGCAAGTATATTTGGTAGAAGACTAGGAACAGAAGATGATGGCACTACATTAAGAAGTAATCCTCAATTAGGTGCTTCAGAAGGTACAACTACTACTGCAACTAAATCACCTTTTTCTGCTTCAACTAGAGATTTAACTTTAAGAAGAACAAATATCGCATTTAGTTTTCAGTTCAAACCATTTTATACATTTAGAAGTTTTAACACCAACTTTGGATCGGTTTATGCAGGACCTAGATTAAGAAGTTTTAACAAGTATTTTCAACAATCAATGTCTGCTTCAAATATAAACTGGAAAAGAGTTGAAGAATTAAGAGTAATTGGTTCTAATACTAATGCTGATGGTACACTATTACAATATGGTGACTTATCAACTATTGCAAAGACTTATATAACTTACCCTGCTGAAGTATTAGTACCTCAAGGCAAATTTAGTAACACTCAAAAGAAATTTAGTAGTGGTATAGCGACTTTTGATAGTACCGCCTAAAAACGGTTATAAATATTAGGACATAGGAAAGAAAAATATGGCAAAACAAACAATTGGTCTAGGAACAACACCAAATGACGGTACAGGTGATAACCTGCGTGTAGGTGGTGATAAAGTAAACGATAACTTTAACGAGATATATTCTGCGTTAGGTGATGGTACTGATTTACAGATATCAACTTCTGGTGCTTCATCAAACCAAGTATTACAATGGTCAACAGCAAACAATAGATTTGAACCTACTGCTTCTGCGGCTGCCGGAGATATTTCAGTTGATACAACTCCACAGCTTGGTGGTGATTTAGATGTTAATGGAAATAGAATTGTCTCAACTGCAAATGGTAATATTGAATTAGTTCCTAATGGTTCAGGAGAAATTAAATTAGGTGCTCTTTCGTTTCCAACAACAGCAGGAACAAACACTTATGTTCTTGCAACTGATGGTTCAGCACAAATGTATTGGAAACAAGTTGGTTCTAATATTACTTTATCAGATGGAACAAATACTGATAACTATACCGTAGGTAATACATTATTATTTTCTGCACAATCAGGATTAACTTCAACGGTATTAGATGACACGGTTCGATATTCAATTGATAATACAATTGTTGCCACTCTTTCAGACACACAAACTTTCTCAAACAAAACTTACAACGATCCTATTATTTCAGGTAACGGAACAGGTACAGGTAACTTACGACTAACTGGTCAAAGTTATATAAAACAAGGCGGTGTTCCTCTTGCAAGTTTTCAAAGTGCCGTAACTTATGATGGTGCTTTTGCCGCTGACACAACTGCTTACAAAGCATATTTTGCGGCTAATGGAAGTTGGAACGAATTAATTACAGGTCAATCTTCAATTGACGCATTATCAGATGTTGACACAACAACTCAAGCACCTTCAAGTGGACAAGCACTTGTATGGAATGCTGGTTCTTCAACATTTAGACCTACTACAATCTTAAACAATGTATCAGATGATACTTCACCTAGTTTAGGTGGTAACTTATCAACTGGTTCTAATAATATATCAGGTTCTGGTACAATTGATTTACAAGGTAGTGGAAATAAACTTAAATTTAATTTTGCTAATTCAGGTTCATTTCCTAATTCAACAACATACGAAGGTATGTTTGCAACTGCTGTTAATACTAACAAAGCTTTCTATGCAACGACTTCAGGTTGGATTACTCTACTTTCAGAAAATGACGGAATTACAACATTAACAGATGTTGATACTACAACTAATTCTCCTAGTTATGGACAAGTATTAGTGTATGAAAATGTAGGTGGTGTTGGTCGTTGGAGACCAAACGATTATACTCCTTCCGTTAGAGTATCAGCACAATTTAATGTAACAAACAACGGTTCAAGTGATTATGTTTTCACAGGAGATGGTTTTCCATCTTCTCAAAACGACCCAATATTATATCTGAAAAGAGCACATACTTATCAATTTGTATTAAATGCTTCAGGTCATCCATTTGAAATTAGAACAGCAAGTGGTGGTTCTGCATATAGTTTTGGTGTTACAGGTAACGGATCATCAACTGGTACTATTACATTTACGGTACCAATGAATGCTCCATCAACTTTATATTATCAATGTACTTCTCATAGTGGTATGGGAAGCACTATAAATATATCATAAATATAGAAAAAGGAAGTAAATAACAATGCCAGCAATTATAACAAGTAAATTTAGAAGGAACAATGCCCAAGCATTTAGTAGTTCATTTAGTGGTTCGTCTGCTAATGTCTATTATCTTGGTATTGGTAAACCTTCTCCGTTTGGTACTAAAAATAGACCAGATGGAAGAACAGATAATTTAGGTTCTGACTCAGCACCTATAACACCTGCCGATAGTCCAACAGATGAATACGCAACTTTTGATGACTTATTAGCAGTAAAAAGAATTACAAGCTCAGATGTAAGTTTCGCTTGTCCTAGAATAAATTGGACTAGTGGTACCGTTTATGACTATTACAGACACGATTATGGAAATCGAATTACTGGCACGACTTCTGTACAATCTGCTAATAGTGGTGCAACAAACTTATATGATTCAAATTTCTATGTTTTAAATGGTAACTTCCAAGTCTACAAATGTTTAGATAACAACAATAATGCTCAATCAGTTAACGAACCTACTGGTGAGAACCCTAACTTAATTTTACAAACTGCTGATGGTTATAAGTGGAAGTATATGTACACTATGTCTGCTTCTGCACAAGCAAACTTTTTATCAACAGACTTTATGGGTGTATCATCAAACGCAACGGTAACAAATGCTGCTGTTGATGGTGCAATCAATATTGTAAAAATTAAATCAGGTGGTACAGGTGGTACTAACGGTACTCATACAGGTATTCCAATAAGAGGTGATGGTTCAAACGGACAAGTTTCTGTTACAATTACTGCTGGTGCTGTTACAAATGTTTCAGTTACAACACCTGGTACTGGTTACTCTTTTGGTTATATTAGAGTATCAGATATAAATGTTGCTGGTGGTGGTTCACTTACTAATGCTGAATTAGATTGTATTATCGAACCAAAAGGTGGTCACGGTTTTGATCCTTTTGAAGAATTAGGTGGTTTCTTTATTATTCTTAATACTTCTTTTGAAGGTGCTGAAACTGCAAACTCTGGTGACTTTACAACTCAAAACGATTTTAGAAGAGTTGCATTAATTAGAGATCCAAAGTCTTCTGGTTCAGCTGCTACGGTTACAACATTGAGAGCAACTAGAGCAGTTAGATTTTCAGGAACGCCTGGTACATTCCAAGTTGACGAAAAGATTACACAAACAAATTCAGGTGCTGTTGGTAAAGTTGTACAATATGACGCCGCTAACAAAATCTTATTTTATACACAAACAAAATACCAAGACGAAGGTGTTGACACAAATGGTAATAAAGTTCTCTTTAGTGGAACAGATGTTATCACTGGTGCAACTTCAAATGCTACAGGTACTCCATCAGGAGTTACTGAAACGGTTAACAATGTATCACTTGTAAGTGGTCACTCATTACCTGAAATAGATGAGGATAGTGGTGATGTTATGTACATTGAAAATAGAGCACCGGTGGCAAGAAGTGCCGACCAAACTGAAAATGTTAAACTGATTATTGAATTTTAAAGAGGAAAATAAATGCCAGCAAAAACTGACTTTAACCTCTCGCCTTACTATGATGACTTTAACGAAAGTAAGAAGTTTCATAGAATACTTTTTAGACCAGCGTTTGCTGTTCAGGCAAGAGAGTTAACACAAGCACAAACAATATTACAAGACCAAGTCGAAAGAGTAGGTAACCATATATTTAAAGATGGTGCCCAAATGATTCCTGGCGAAATTAGTTATGATTTACAATACTACTCAATTAAATTAACTTCTTTTACAGGTACATCAAATCTTTCAGACTTTATTGGATTAACAATTGTTGGACAAACTTCACTAGTTGAAGCTAAAGTAATAAAAGTTGATGTTGCAACTTCAACCGATCCTGCAACCATATATGTTAAGTATACAAAGACTGGTGTAGGTAACGCAACAACTGACTTTGTTTCTACTGAAACTTTGGCTGCAACACACCCAACATTAGGAATTATAACTGCTGTTTGTGATAACTCATTAACAGGTTCGGCTGCTAGTATCGCTGCTGGTACATATTATATTAATGGTTTTGCTGTTAATGTTGATGAACAATCAATCATATTAGACAAATATACAAACACACCATCTTATAGAGTTGGATTACTTGTTACAGAAAGTTTTGTAACACCTAACCAAGATACATCACTTGTAGATAATGCTCAAGGTTCATCAAACGAAAACGCACCTGGCGCTCATAGATTTAAAATAGATTTAACTTTAACTAAACTTGCTTTAAATTCAATTGAAGATGATAACTTTGTTGAGTTATTAAGACTTTCAAACGGTCAATTACAAAGTAGAGTTAGAACAACTGAATATTCAATTTTAGAAGAAACACTTGCTCGTAGAACCTTTGACGAAAGTGGTAACTATACAATCAGACCATTTGATTTAGATGTAAGAGAACATTTAGTAAGTGGTGACAATAGAGGTATATTTACTTCTGCAAATGGTGGTTTAGAAAGTAAACTTGCATTAGGATTATCTCCAGGTAAAGCATATGTTAGAGGTTATGAAATTGACAAAGTAGGAACAGAATTTGTTGATATTGATAAACCTAGAACATTTGGAACAGAAAACGGATTTAATTCTTTATTTGATGTAGGTAACTTTGTTAATGTATCAAACTTCTATGGAACACCAGATGTAAACTTTGTAACTGGTCAGGTTGAAGCATTTAAGAAATTAGAATTAAAAACAGATGGTGCAACTTATGTACCAGGTACTATCAATCCAAATGTAGACGCAAAAGTATTTGATATTGGTAGAGCAAAAACAAAAGGTTTTGAATATAACACAACGGTAGGTACACCAATTACAGGTGCTGGTCATATCGCTTCAAGTTCTAACAATGTAGCAAAACATTATCTATTTGATATAGAAATGTTTAGTCATATCGCTATTACAAGTTCTCAATCATTTACAAATGGCGAAACAATTACAGGTGGTACTTCTGGCGCAACTGCAACTGCTGAAAGTGTATCAGGAAATGTTAATCCAACTGCAATAACTCAAACAACTGCCGCTAATCCTGTTGTGATTACAATGGCTGCTGATTTAGAAATTAAAGATGGTTCTGCTGTTACAATTACAGGTGTTGCAACACAAACACAATTAAATGATAAAGTGTTTTATGTAAAACAAGACCCTAGTGGTACTGCAAAACAAGATTTCATTTTAATGGACGAAGATGGAAATGAGATTGATGGTTCTGGTCATACAGGTAATGGTGCTGGTGGTACTTTAGCAACTGCAATGATTGTTGTATCAAATGTAAATGGTGAATTTACTCCAGGTGAAACAATTACTGGTAGTAGTTCTTCAAATACTGCGACAATCAAAAAAGACTTACTAGGTCATAAAGGATTTACTTCTTTTGAATTTTCAGATACAAAAGAAATTACAATGGCAGGTTCTCCAACTTATACTGCACAAACAGATTTAAGTTCATCATTTGGAGAAGTATTATCACTATCAGGAAACTTATCTATATCAGGTGGTTCTGCAAGTGTAGTTGGTTTCAATACTAAATTTAATACTGAATTAAAAATTGGAGATAGTATTCAGTTTGCTGATACTGGTGGACAAATTATTACTAAAAAAGTTTTACAGATACATACAAGTTCATCAATTGTACTTGATAGTGCTATAGGCGCAACTGCTGTATCTAACTCAATCGCATTTAGAAGAAGAGCAAAATTAAATAATGCAAATAAAAATACATCAATATTTGCTTTACCTTATGACACAATCAAAACATTAAGAACAACTGCAAACTCTGGTATAAGTGATACTTCTTATACCGTAAGAAAAACTTTTGTAGGTTCTTTATCATCAACAGGTGATATTACAATTACTGCAAACACAGGTGAAACTTTTGTTTCACAATCTGAAACAGATTATTCAGTTTCAATAATGATAGTAGGTGGTGCTTCTTCATCAGGTGCTGTTGGTAATAAACTTTCTACAACAGGTAATAACCACGAAGGTACTACTTGTTTTACTTTAGGTGGTTCTCCAGTTGGTCGTTCATTAACTTTAGACTTTGGTGCTAATCATCAAGGACATACGGTTAAAATTATTGCAACTTTATCAAAATCTGCACAGGACGAAAAATCAAAAACTTTACAAACAAACGCAACTTACATTGAAACGGTACAAGCAACTGCTCAGGCAAAAGTTGTAGGATTAGGAAAAGCAGATGTATTTAAATTAAAATCAGTTCATATGTCAGGTGACTTTACAACTACACCATCAACTGCTGATACAGATATTACAAGTAGATACGAATTAGATACAGGTCAAAGAGATAACTTCTATGACATTGGTAGAATTGTAAGAAAACAAGGTGAGTTAGCACCTACAGGACAAATATTAGTTACTTTTGATTTCTTCACACACGGTAACGGAGATTTCTTTAGTGTAGATAGTTATTCAGGTCAAGTTAATTACGAAGATATACCAAGTTATACTTCTGATACAACAGGTGTTGAATTTGATTTAAGAGATAGTTTAGATTTTAGACCTAGAGTTGATGACGCAAGTACAATTAATGCTGGTCAACAAAATAGAAGTTTTGATGGTGCTGGTGCTTCAACGGTAGATGTTGTTAAATTTGGAACTAATGTTGTTACAGACCACGAATATTACAAAGGTAGAATAGATAAACTTTATCTAACTAAAGAAGGTGACTTTAAAATTTTATCTGGTTCTCCAGATGTAAGACCACAAGAACCTGGTAGTTTAGATAATGCAATGCACTTATTCACAATCAGTTTACCACCTTATGTACTATCAACAGAAGATGTAACTTTTGATACTATCAATAATCGAAGATATACTATGAGAGATATCGGAGAGATTGATAAGAAAATTGATAGAGTTGAATACTACACTCAATTGTCTTTATTAGAAACTGCTGCTCAGGCATTACAAATACAAGACGCAAATGGTTTTGACAGATTTAAAAATGGATTTATCGTAGACAACTTTGATGGTCACGGTGTTGGTGAAGTAACAAATGGTTCTCATAGATGTTCAATTGATTATCAGAAAAAAGAAATGAGACCATTATTTAAACAAGACGCTGTAGCACTTGAAGAAATTGATGAAGATGGTAGTACACTTGTTGCCGCTGATAGAACGGCTGCAAACTATCAAAGAACAGGAGAAGTTTTAACTTTACCTTACACTAATGTTGATTTAATTAATCAACCTTTTGCTTCAAAAGCAATTAATGTTAACCCTTTTGCTATATTCAGTTGGATTGGTACTATTGAGTTAACACCTAATAGTGATGAGTGGAGAGAAACAGAAAGAGCACCAGAATTAGTTGTTAATTCTGAAACAGGTGCTTGGGATCAATTATTAAGAGAAGGTAGAGTACCTAATCAAAATGAAATTGCACTTGGTACGGTTTGGAACAACTGGCAAACTAATTGGACTGGCGCTGCTATTGCAAGTGCTGTTACTGGTACAGGTAGAACCTGGAGAGCTGGTAGAGCAATCAGACAACAGAT